CACTAATAATATTCTTACCAGCGTCCCACAATATGTTTCCGACATTACCAATAGCGCTCTTAATTCTGCTGCCAATATCGGCAATCCACGTTCTAACTGAATTGAAACGTTGAGTAATACCATCGTATAGACCGCCAATAAGGCCCCAACCCTTATCCCAAAGAGTACGAGCAACGTTACCAATCCAGCCAAGGATTTTGGCAGCTAGACCAGTGAAGAAAGTAGTAACCTCACCGATCTTGCCCTTGATCCCGTTGAACAAACCAGAAACGAAATCTGTACCCTTCTGCCAAAGAGTACTGACAACATTTCCAACCCATCCAAGTACCGTCTTCCCGAGGTTCATGAACCATTCACCGACCGGGCCAGTGGCTTGCATAACTCCATTGAAGAAACCAGTGAAGAACGCAATGCCAATGCCCACCATAAGAGTTGCTGCCACTCTACCAACGCCCTCAGCAACACTCGTAAGAATAGTCACATAAAGGTTCACAAGTGAATCGACGATCATAGGCACTTGGCCTGCAAATGCATCCAAGAAATTGGTGATGATCTCACCAACGAGAATAACGACGTCGTCGATGTTGTCTCGGATACCTGTGAGAAGAGTAGTGATAATGAATATACCTGTCTCAACAAGTTGATCTGCATAAGTACGAATGGTCTCGAAGATCCCCGTAATTAATTCTTGGACAATATCAATAACCAATGGGATGAGTTTACGAAGCCCCTCAATAATATGACCAAGAATAACCATCAATTGCTCAGCGATTACAGGTGCTGCCTCAGCCAGCGTTGAGAGAAATTCAAGAGCTCCCTCAGCAAGACCTCTACCAAGAGCCGACATGCTTCGCCCAATAGCATGCAGTGACTTCTCGAGAGATTCTGCTCCAGCTGCTCCAGCTCTGGCTAACGTCTCGAATGCCTTAGCTACTTGAGCTGCACCAAAGCCGAATAATGCGAATCCAGCACCAATAATGACCAAAGCCGCTCCAAGGGCCAACATAGCTGGAATAGCGGGCTGAATAAGCATTGCCGCAACTGCAAGAGTAGCTAGTACAGCTGCGATAGCAATTAGACCGTGAAGGAGCTCACCCCAGCTAATTCCAGCCATCGTTACAAGAACCTTAGCTAGAATAGCAAGGGATACAGAGACAATACCAATAGCAACTGCTCCTGCAATAGCACCAGTCATTGCATTACAAGCCACCGCAAGAATAAGCAGAGAACCCGCCAAGGCGGTTAGGCCTCGTCCAATCTCTGCCCAACTCATACTGGCCATGATCTTCAAGGCGCCGGCTAGGATAGTAATGCCCATAGCAGCAAGAATAAGTCCTGGACCAACAAGTAAGATTACTGGAGATATGATTTGCATTGCCCCAGCAATAATAAGAAGCCCACCAGCTAGTGCAGTCATACCCTTAGCAATTTCACCCCATGACATCGTAGCGAAAATCAGGAGAGCTCCTGCCAGAATGTTCACGCCGATAGCCAAGAGTAGAAGCCCTGCGCCGAGCAACGGAGCTGTCGCCGGCATAAGTTGCATCGCCCCTGCAACAATAAGAAGAGCTCCAGCTAGGCCGGCCATGCCCTTGGCCATTTCGCCCCAGTCCATCGTAGCAAATATCTTTACAGCTCCAGCAAGAATAGATAGACCTGTAGCTAGAAGAATCATTCCAGCACCAGCAAGAATTAGACTGCCTGCGCTACCTGACAACAGCTTAGAAGCTCCAACCATAACGCCCATAAGAACGATAATTGCGCCAAGACCCTTACCGAGCTCGTCCCAATCAAGATTACCTAATATAGCAGCCGCTCCAGCTAGAATAAGAATTGAGGTCGCTAGGGTGGTCATACCAGCAGCGATAAGCAGGAATGATGCTGCTCCACTAGGTCCACTACTGATCTTAGTAATAATAGCGAAAGCAGCCATGAGCTGAGCAAACCCAACCGCCATTGCAGTCAATGCCTTGGTCAAAGCTTCCGAATCAATAAGTGACAATGCAACAACTGCTGCCGCAAGAATTGCAACCGCTCCTGCAATCTTGAGCAGAGCATTGGCCTTAATATCAGTTTGCATCGCCTTGAGCACACCGGTAAGCTCCTCGAAGCTTCGCCCAATTTTATCAAAGAACCCGCCACCAAGATCAAAGTTGATTCCACTATTCATGAATTTGGCCAATAGACCAGCAATACCACCAAGTAAAGCGACGTTCAAAGCATCAAGAACTGCTTCGAAATCGCCTTCTTCCGCGGCCTCGGCCATCTTTCCGCCGAGCTCCTTGAACCAGTCAGCGATAGCATCCCAGACCTTATCCAGGATATCTTTGATCTTCATTAACGCTTCTTGAATTGGCTGCCAGAGCTCTCCAACCTTCTTGAAACGATCCTTCAACGTATCGAAACGATCGCCAAGTCTCCCAAACGCATTACCCAGATCATCTGGGAAGTCCGTATCCACACCGGTGAAGAGGCCAATAATCGCATCCTTGACCTGGATCAAGAATCCAATAAGACCTTCTGCTCCCTCACGAAGATCGATAAAGAATCGTGTAATACCCTTACCTTCGACCAAAGCGTCATTCAGTTCGATGAAGAAATCACCAATCTTAGCTGCGAAAGCGAGGAATTTACCACTTCCAGCGCCAGTAAGACTGCCGATCAATTCACCGACGAAATCGACACCTTCTTTAAGAACTGTCCAACCGATTTCAAGGATCCCGAAGAATCCCTTGAATATACGCTTAAGCTTATCTACTGTTGACCAGCTAGGTTCGAGCTTCTCCATGAGAATGGTAAAAGCTCTTGTAAGATTATAAAGACGTTCTGCAGTCATTGGTGGGAAAATATCTTTGAAAGCATCCTTAATTGGCTTAATAATCTTACCGAGATTCTTAATGCCCGCCGTCAACCCCTCGAGAAGAAGGTCTCGACCACCAAGATCACGCCATCCTTGAAGGAGCTCATTACGAGCATCTGCGGATTTGCCTACCATCTCTCCAATGGCATTACTGATGCCAGTGAAGAGCTCTGTAGCTTCCTCGAAATTACCAAAGACAAGCTTGAACGACTCAGACCAACCGGATCCGATTTGTTCCTTAGTCGTCTGAATAAGTCCAGTAAGTGTGCGAACCTTAGTGGCTGCTTCAACGCCGGTCTTACCGAGCTCGATGAATTCTGCTGCCTGCTGCTTGGTGTAACCAATAGCAAGAAGTTGATCCTCGGTCAATTCCCCAGTGAAGCCCTTGAGCGTATTAGTCAGAACCTCTGCAGTCAACCAACCCGATTCGAGAGAACCTCGGAAGGAGTTACCAGCATCCTTCCACTCATCGAAGGTTTGCTTCATTGGAACGTCTTTAATCGTCTTCATAGCCTTGCCAGTTTCGAACAAGGACTTCTGGAAGACTTCACCACCCATACCTGCATTGACGACTGAATTCCAGTCGATAAGCTTAAGAGTACCAGTTGAAACCGCCTGCGAAAGTTGATACATCGCAGATGCAGCTTGCTCTGCACTTGAGCCAGAGATAGCTGCGAGATTAGAAATGCCCTTGATGGATTGCACTGAGGTTTCCAAATCAACACCAGCAGCAGTGAACGTACCGATATTTCTGGTCATCTGACCGAAATTGTAAATAGTCTTATCTGCGTACGTATTCAATTCTCCAAGAGCTGCTGTAACTTGACCCAGATTAGTACCATCAGCTTTAGTATTAGACAAAATAGTCTGAATCGAATTCATATTCATTTCGTATTCTTTGAAACCCGAAATAATTTGATCCAAACTCAACGACTTGGCTAGTTGGATACCAGTGCTAATGGCTTTAGTAGTAATATTAGCCAGTGCAGTAACTGCGATAGTGCTGAGAGCTAAGAATTTACCACTAATTCCCTCAATAACAGTGCCCATATTACCCATATGAAATCTACCAACTGAATCACTAACCTCAGCCAAACCAGTCTTAGCCCCATCAAATTTAAGAGCCTTTTCCAGCTTACCGAGACTGGTGATAGTTTCGTTGAGCTTTCGCTCGAATTGTGCATTATCGAATTCCATCCGTACGATGCGATCATCAACGCTAGGCATTTGTCACCTGCCTCCAAATATCCGCTACGGCTCGGTCAAAGAGAGGACGAAGAGCTGGGTTGATATAATCTCTACCAACTACGTAACCACCAGTTCCAGTACCATGTCCATATTGAATAATAACAGCGATATTAACGCCGCCTTCTTTGTCAGTATTGAACCAACTAACAGAATGAATTCCAGCAGTATGTCCTACTTGATATCCCCATGATGAAGCTGCTCTGCCAGTATCTACAGGTGTGGCACTGGAAAGAAGATCCACTCCTTGGCGTCCATAACGATCAAGATCTCTGAATAACTTTCCACTCTTCATGAATTCAAGGAATTTCTCAGTATTTTTGCTATTACCTACAGACATTACCTGGATCATGGTTTGTCCTTAAGGTGTGAGCACCCAATTTCTGATCATTGCAATAAATTCTCTCATAGGAGGAAGATATGCTTCCATAATATCAGTTCCATAAAGTACCGCTTCAATTTCGGAAAGAACCCCCGGGTCCATTTTACGAGTATCAAATATAAGTCGAGCTGTAGGTCGGTAACCATCAATATCTTCTGGAATAGACGTAAGATTCCATTCAAACTCAAGGGGTTCGGATTCTAAAGCCATAGTTTGATAACTCTTTGTACTAACAACCGCGGTTAGATTGTACAAAACATTAAGTTTGTAATTGAAATCCAAGCCTTGAACGTCATCACCGATTTGAGTCTTGTAGGAAAGTCCAAATCGACCATATGGTTGTTCAGTTACTTGGAAACCGTATTCAGTTTCTACGATTCCCTCATACGGAAGAAACACATCTGGGTAAGTATAGGCTCTCATGGTCGCTGAAAAATCCCCTACCGTCACAATATCATTAATCTTTACACCATCGAAATGAACTGGTTGAACTTCTGTGTCTACATTCTCGTCAATTGAAACGAGACCATTCCAAGACGCTCCCATCCCATTAGCATCATAAAAGACGCCTTTACTAATACCAGTTTCATAGAACTTCTCACCAACTAGATCCCAAGTAAGCATGAAGTTTAACCTCCAATCACCCTCGAGTCCCAAGACGTTCTCTACGTTCCGCATTAAGTTCACGATTTCTCATTGCAATTTCAGTTTTCGACATCTTTTTCTGCTTAGTGTTTTTAATGTTACAAATACGAACCAATGCGAAAAGTCTATTAAGATGCCAAGTTTCACATTCAAATGGAATATTGAAAGCTACCATCCAATAGTATATTAATTCAGAAGTGATAACTTCTCCACGAGATTTCTGCTCTGGCATCTTGCCGAATGTAGTCGCGGATTCTTTTGACTCGATGTATGCATTAATTTGATCGATGTTTTTCTGAGTAAATCGACTCACGACATCTTTTGGGTAATCTTCACAAAGAATCATACACTCTACGTAATAAAGAATCTCAGTGATAGATTTGTCATCTTTGCTCAGAAAAGGTCTTTGAAATTTTGACTCCCATTTTGACAGGGAGATTAGAGAATGCTCTAACTCTAATTCAACGTCTCCAACAGATTCGAAAGTTTCTGTTTCTTCGTTATAGTATTCAGTTCCTTCAATGATAAGATTGAGCATTCTCTAAACTCCTATGTCGATTACGATGCTGGACCGGCCACCCAACCAGAACCATCCCAATGCGTCTGACCAGGAACACCCACAGTCCCAGTTTGAACGTACTGCCCAGTCGTCCACGCAGTATTAGGACTAGCCACAACGCCAGCCATGGCACCAGCATTATTAGCAGGCGGAGTTGAGCCACCAGGCGTCCACGTTCCAGGAGTACCGGCAGTAGCGCCAGTGGCAACAGCCCCTCCGGCACCACCGAAGAGAGCAACAACCTCATCCGGCATTGGAAGCGTAGGTCCTGCCCCATTCCCATACAAAAGAGCCTCGAGGTCTGCGAGGGCACTGGCGTCTACGATTCCCGAATCAACCACAATGAGTGAGGTTGGGCTGTAATCGGTCACAGGAACAGGAGTTGTAGAAATTTCCCAGCTGAAAGTAATGGCTTCTGGCGAATCGTTGATGGTGTTGTAAGCCTTCTCCGAAGGACTAGCAATACAACCATAAACGAGATGGAGCTTGTAGCCATACGCATCGCCCTCAATGTCATTACCCACTCGAGTACGATAAGAAAGGCCGAACATCTTCCTAGGCTGCTGACCAACAAAGACGCCATCACTAGGAACCGCAAGACCATCAAACTGAGCCCACTCTTCAGGATAGGTGAACGCCTCGAGCGTCGCACCGAACTCCTCGGCAGAGATGAGGTTCAGGTACTTAATGTTGTCAGCATACTGAGCAGTAGCTTCGGCTCCTGTCGGAGACTCGGTAACACTGACAAGACCATTCCATGCAACACCCTCGGCATAAACGCCAGAAGCGTCTGGAATGTAGAGCACTCCGTGATCGACGCCCGTTTCATAGAAACGCTCACCGATCTGATCCCAAACAAGTGCGGCCATTTGCTTTCTCCTTAGAAGAAAAGTTTGTAGACATCGTGATTGAGGTTGTCGGCTGTATAAAATCGATCAAATACGCACATTTGTAATTGAGCCACTTTATCTGGAATATCACTATCCGGATTTCTATCGATGATTGTGATTAAGTAGCGTTTTCTGTGCTTATATGGATAATCATCAGCATAATTAATTTGCACGTAATCTCGCTGATAGACAATGCACGGATATTCCATTATAATTGTAGGTGGTGGCTGAAAATACACATGCTCTGTTCCTAAAATATCTAGCAACAGAGACTGGAGCTCAAGGCGTTGGGCCATTGTATACGCTCCCTAAATGCATGATGAGACGAGGACTCCTGACTTCAACATTTGTGACAGTCCAAAGAGTCCCCGCCCATCGAACGTACTTGATCTTGAAGAAATGTTTGATGGCATAGTCATCCGCAACGATACTGATAGAATTACCAACTTTAATATCGTCGTGGAGAGTCTCTCCTGGTTCTAATTTACGTGTATCACGAATAACATCTCCATAATATGAAATTTCAGTAATAATATCTTCCCACACACCAGAACCTTCAGGAGTTTCTACGGAATCAGCATAGCCGACTTCTCCGTGGAATCTTGCCATCTTAACTCCTTTGTTGAATTAAGCTCGCTCTTCTTCAGGAGCAGGAGCTGTAGCACCTGCCACAACTGCAGCATCTGGAAGTGAACCGTGGACAGGCGGAACGCTCTGTCGTGCGTTAGGCGGCTCAGGAGAAATGATGTGATAAGGACCAGCAGGCGGAGGCACAAAGGTACCTTCCCTGATAACAATGGCCGACTTGAGCTTCACCAACGCACCGGAAAGCCTGGTCTCGATGAGGTACTTGTACTGGTTGTAATCGATATCGAAATCATCGAAAAGGCTGACCTGACCACCCTTATCAGCACCGATGTTGTAATCGTTCATGTTCACAATGATGGCATGAAGCGTCGGGTCGTCATCGAACACCTCAACCGGAACAATCGCAGAAACACGCATCTCGGAAGCAACCTGATCCAACGAGCTGTAGATGCGACGTCCCAAAGTATCCTTCATCAGCATGAACTGAGCGATAAGACGCTCATTCGTGTACATGGTCGGAAGGCCAGTACCACGATACAGTGAACGATACGCAATGACCGCATCGACAAGGTTCCCCGCACCAGCAGGCGCAACGCCTTGAACATCAGCGAGAACCTGAATGGTGAAGATGGGGTCATCCGTGGCAATAGGACGAATCCGATCCTCGAGAATCTTGTCCTCATCGTCAACTGGACGACCATCACCGATGAGAATCGCTCGAGCAATTTCCTCATCGAGCATGACCCGCATCTCGCCCTTCATCCAGGCGACAACATCGAAGTCAGTGATGTCGAGAATATCATCCCGATCAAGCTTCTGCTTCTTGTAAACGGTCTGCGGGTTGGTCTCTCGGCGTGCAGTCGCAAAGAACTGCTCTTTCTTGACTTCACCCGTGATGTAGCCCTTGGCCCGAGCGTCGTCATAGGTGAGGTCCGCCCAGTGAGTCTTCACTCGACTGAAGGGGCTCTTGCGAGCGCCATTCAAAACCGAATTGACCCATTCGGTACGACGAGAGTAGAACTCGGGAGCAGTCGTCAGAGCCGTAGCTTCTGGGAACAGCGTATCAATCTGATTAATGCCGTGAGCAAGGGCATAATTCTCAACAGCTTGCTTCAGTGAGCCATTCTTCGTCGCATCAGCGACAATGCCCTCAACATCCGCATGCGAGAGAACTGGCGACGAAGTCTCCTGATCGCCCTTCTCGAAAACGTTACGGGTCATTGTTGAACCTTCCTGATCGGAATTGGCGGAATCGTCGTCGACATTATCTTGTTGGAGATCGGCAGTCTCAGAAAGAGCCTGACCAAGCATAAAATGAAGAACCTGCTTCTGCTTATCGCTCATAGAATCATAAACTTCCTGAACAGTCTCTTCATCGGCATCATTGGTATCATCATTCTCATCATTCTCATCATCACCAGTAGCATGCTCAAGCTCAAGACCTGAGTAGATAATAGCTTCGTCATCAAGAGTGTCATCGCTGCCATCGGAATGGCGGATTGTAACGTTTTCGATAAGAGCGCCAGGGTTAGCCCCAGAAAGAACGAGACTCACCTCACGAATCGCTCCATGAAGGACTTTACCAGCACGCTCTACGAGCTCATTAGCCCAAATAGAGAGCATTGTAATGTCCTTGTGGTCGAGAAGACCCTTCGCATGGACTGCCTTAGCAGAACCATTAAAGAAACCATACGTGTAGACGCCATCTTCACGATTCTCAAGAATGGCGTGGCCAAGCACGTTCTCAGGATCAGTATGACCATGCTGCCAAACAAGCGGAACCTTCGCCTTGTCCTGGTGCTTGAATGCCCCTGGCATGATGGTACGACCATCAGAACACTTCAGCCCAGCCTTAGTTGCATAGCCGCTGAAATCAGCTTCCATTTTGACTGTTCCTTTCAAGAGAGCTAGGCCCCGAACTTTCTTCTGGTTGAGGCATGTTACTGTTCTTCAAATCATCTGCCTTAGGATCATCGGATGGAGGAATTCCCATAAATCCTCTGATCTCGTTTGCTGTTAGAATCTCATTACGAGTGAACTTATCAGCAATTTCAGCAATCTCATTAACAGGAACAAGCTTAAACGGATCTCGGAAGTAATAGATCCGTTCATCCTTCTGCGTACCATGGGGCCCAAGGAACGCTCTTTGCATTGCTTCGATAATCGCATCAACAATCGGCTCAATTGTTCGATTGAAATAGTTAAGCATGTCATCTTCTTTAGCTGTACCATTCATTACTTCTTCGGTTAGACCGAGTTGATTATACAACATACCTGTAAGATACTCGACTTGCTTAAGAAGGTTGTTCTCCGCAGGCCGATTGAGCTGAGTGATCTTTTCGGTACCATCAGTATAGGCAATGCCATACTGGCTACCCTTGAGTTGGAACTCAATGTCTTCACGCCGCTTCTCAGCTTGCTGTCGGCGAGCTTCTGATTTAATTACATATGGAAGTTGGATGATGATGTCCAATTTTCCTGAGCTCGATTGTTCATCAACAGCATCAAGAAGACCTAGCTTGCGAATCAAACGCTGAAGAGTTGAGTTAGGTTCGTTCATTACAGCATAAAGTGGATTCTCAATGATAGCTACATAACGCTTTTCCAAAGTAATGTCTTCACGTTGGCCACGATTCTCATTATACACGCTAAGTCGAACGTGTTTTGGATACCAAGTAACAACTTCTCCGACCCTCATTGAATAGATGTCGAAAATTTCATTTGTTTCTGGGTTTCGAGTCGTATCCACAGGGACAATGGCCGCTACACCCTTATCGAAAAGAGTCATAGCAATGTCTTGTCTGAAAGCGCGAGGCGCTTGATCAATATTGGTTTCTAAAGTAAGACATTGATTTAAAGCGCTATCCATGTCCTTAGCGTAACGACCTTTTTTATCCAACTTAACGTGTTTAATCAAAATCCCGGCTACATCCACACTAATTCTTGTATAAATAGAGGAGACAATAGAACGTTCGGTGTAGTAGTGCTTTTGACGGGAAGGCGAACCTCCGCCATAGTATGCCGTCGCACCGCTAAATTCAAAATCTTCAAGATAGTTATCGGTACGAAAAGCATTCCAGGCTTTCTTTACTCTATCTAGAATCGGCAAGGTTCATCACCCCTTTAATTCGTCAATCTTTTTTCACGATTTGGAACCTTATCCGAACGCAATTCTTGAGCACCTCTAACTGTAAGCCCCGCTCCAGTGCCAACAAGCGCGGCCATCGGTGTACTTGCCATAAGAAGCTTTTTAGCTAGAATAAAACCAGCCCCTGCTACTGCTAATTGAACAGCAACTTCTTTCTTGTTTGCTGATTTCCTATCTTCTTTACGTTCAGAACGAGATCTATCAAGATCTAATTCTCGTACAGCCTTATCTTTAAGCGTTGGTGTTCCAGACTTAAACCTTGACCGGCGTTCGCTTCTAGCTTGCGCTCGACGTTGCCCCCAACGCATACCTTTAACACCATGATGTTCCAAATATGCAAGTACTTCTTCGTCATCAAAGATCATTCGAAGGCCTCCTTGTTAGCTTTGAAGGCTACATACGCATCCATCAAGGCCGATACATTATCAATCTTTTCGTCAGCTCTCTTTTTCAAAAGCTTTCGATTTCCATTAGTATCTTCCAAAGTAACAGCATTTCCCATAGCAAACGACATCAATTCTTGATCGAAAATTAGTTTACGTTCTTCAGAAAGAATCTTTAATTCACCGAGAGGCACAGATTCTGTTCTAGCTCCTTGAATTACTTTTTCAATACCAAACGATCCATTCTCAGCTTCCCATCTCGTAACAAATTCTTTAGCATTATAAGGGTCAAAGCCAAGACAACGAACATCATAATCACTTTGCTGAATAAATCCATCAAGATCATCATAAACTTCCATCATATCAAGTACAGTGCCCTCTAAAACATGAAGGCTTCCTTCTCTAATAAATTCTTCATACTTAAGGCGCATAGCGCCAGGTAATTTCATCAATGTCAATGATGTAATGTAGCTGCGAGTTTTAACTCCAAATGTATAATTCGGAAGTGGAAAGAGAAAAGTAAATGCGCAGAAGTCATCGCCTTGCGATAGATCGGCTCCAAGAGAACATGGCATGCCCCAAAATTCTCTTATGCGATGCACAAGAGTCTCTTCATAAGTGAAGAAGTACGTATACCCCTCCATTGGAATCCCAAATCGCTTCGCAAGAGTATCGTTACGAGTTGCAGGAGCCTTTTCAGCTCTTTCAACATCTAAATGATACACATCATAAGTAACTGTCTTACCCAAATTAGGATTTGCCTTGATCCACATAGCTGGATCGTTAACTTCCTCAAGTTCGTCCAATTTGTAATGCCAAATAGAAATGTGAGGTGCTTGGTAATCACCTTTAAGAATTGTAGCAAGTTCCATTTTGATTGTGTCGCCAGAACCATTACGAACAGTTCCTTCAGAACTAATAGCGACAATCAAATAGTCCTCCATCTTGGAGGCACCTTGCTCTATGGCTCCAACAACATCTTCTCTAATGTCTCCAGACAACCATTCATCGATTGTCGCAACCTTAGGTCGAAGACCCTGAAGTTTATTAATGGTCATTGGACGTACTTCAAGAAGAGAACCTGTAAGGAAGTTCTCAATGCCCTTCTTTGTGGAAGCAAGTTTTACTCTCTGTGCTCTAGAACCAGTAGTATTCTGCAATGACCCCTCTGTTAGAAACTTAAACAGCGGCCCTCTTGCTCGAGTAATAGCGGTTCTAAAAGGAGACATTACTTCATCAGCTTGCTTCATGGTTGGGGCAGTTGTGATCTGATGTGTGGTTGCAGTGTCTACATTTAGGAAGTACGCTTGAATGCAATTGGCATACATTGATTTTGCAGCACCTCTAGCAACAATGAGGTACTGCTTGGTAGTCAGTCTCTTCTTTATCAATTTCTTAATGTAGTGTCCGCCGAGATTATCTTCGTTTGGTTGATAAACACTTCTCTCAACAAAGTAATACCATCCAAAGATTTGCTCAGCCCAAAGTTTAAAAGTATCAAGAAGATGAAGATCTGCGCCATCAGTAAGTGTGAGTTCAAATTCACAATACTTAATGAAACCATGTACCGCCATATCATCATAGTAGATGTTCGGATTAGCAATCAAATCATCAATTCGATTCATCTCCATAGAAATTTCTCTATTAACTGGAATCTCTCCTCGAAGAACTGAAGCTCGAAAGAGTCCATAATAATAAGGAGTAGCAGTATTAGATAATGCCATAGTATCCTCCTTACTTATTCAAACTCTTCTTTGCTAAAGCAATAGCTGCCTTTCCAGCAGGACTTGTCGCCATATTGTATGCAGTAACTGCAACACCAACAGTTGCTAGAATTCCAGCAGCTGCTTCAGTACCCTTTTTAATTGCAGATGGATTCATACGACTAAAATTTTGCTCCATGTTCAATCGATCATTAACTTCCTTTAGTTGCTTATTTGATAGATTCTTCTTTCCACGCTTTCGAAGCTCCGTTACTTTCTTGGAGTCAAATGCTTCTTTTCTAACTCTTTCATTTCTAGCTTTACGAACTCCCCAATGCATTCCTTTAACGCCATAATGCTCAATAGTATCATCAACTAGAAGAATTTTTCGAATATGACCAAAGTCATCACGATCTACTACAACTTTAACCTCAGCATCATCAGCATGCTGAGTTTCTCTAGAAACAATCTTAAGCTCGCCAGTATCCTTATTAAAACCAAGGATCTTAGTCCCTGAAGGACTAGTTCCATAATCATTAGCCGCTTGTCTCAAATGATTATTGAAATTAGATACAACTTCATTATGATATTTATCCCAAGCCTTAGGATCTTTTGTAAGATCGGTGTTTTTCCACTTAGCATTAATCTTAGGAAGATCTTTATTTGCGTTTCCAGCCGCAGTATTATACATTTGAATGGCGGCGCTCCTGCTCATCGCCTTCTTTTCCCACTTACGTTCAGCTCTTACTTCTTTCTTTCTAGCTTTACGAACTCCCCATTTCATACCCTTCGCGCCATAATGTTGAATAAAATCCTCTACCGTTCGACTCATGAAGCTTCCTCCTTAGGGTATGAATAGGTCGGTGGATGATCTCGAGAAAGCTCATACTCTGGAAGTGCATATTCACGAAAGATATTGAGTCGCCATTCGTATTCCTTAATCTGCTTTTCTGTTGCCTCAATAAGAAATGAAGTAGTAGGCGGATCAAAGAGAGATCGAACCTTTAGATAAATATAAGTCTTAACTAAATGAAGTTGATCAGCAGGAACAATATAATCTTCCCAAACGGCAGTTGCATCTTCGATTGAAAAGCCACCTTCTGGGCCTACACCAAGCTGACTAAGGATGGAGAAAGCGGCGTTAATGTGAATAGTAACGTCCAAATCAAATGCAGTATAATCTTGATCAAGACCAAGGATTTTCTTTGTGCTAGTTAGAATGCTTTCTTCCATAATTTCATCTCCGTATCAACTATTGCGCAAACGAACAACCTCAGCTTCAACTTCTTTTGGATCGTATCCAGCTTCAGTGAGCTTAAGTCGTCGTTCTTGGCCAACACCCCATTCGCCTCGACCAACAGCTTCGGCTACTTCTGTAAGAGATTCCTTCGCTTTATCATATTCGCCATCTTCGACTTCTTCTACTGTCTCTGGATCATCTGATTCGACAAGACGAGGCTCGCTATCTGGGGCACTCATATCTTCGGGATTGCTCATATCCACTCCTATCTTTGGCTTACCAAAGTTTTGTATCGTTTGGCGAACGCGATGTAACAATTTTCGGAAGTAGTCGGTCATTGCCGAAATGTATTGCATTATGCGTGATTTGGGTGGTTGTGATGAGATATTCTGGGTCAAATATCCACTCCTCTCCGTGAATAATATCATCCGGAATTATTGGATTGATATGATGAATAAGCAATGATCCATGGATCTCATGTCCAGAAATACCTAAATCACAGCCATTATCTCTAACAATAACTTCATCCCGAGCTCTTTTCCATTCATAAGATGTATAAAATTTCTGATTAATATAGCGATCAAATCCAAACGTAGATCGACCAACTTCTCCATCCAATTTCAAATAATTGAATCTATCATCAAAAGTATCAAATCGTCTTAACTCTGAATACAATCTAATCCTGCTCATGATAAATCCAAGAAATGAACCATCCGACTAACATTCCAGCCAAAAATATCAACATGGCTGATGGCCAAGGAAATGCTCCTAGAATTTTTACTATAGAATCTATCATTAATTATCATAATCTTCATCAGAATCTCCTTGTAATTCATTACCAACATAAGATCGCATAGCATTCAACGCTTGCGCATATAGTTCTTCAACCTTCTTAGCTGAAGCCATTAGTTCTACTTTTGAATCAAGCAGAATATTTTCACGATGCAGACGCTCTTGTTCCAACTTCTCTCTTGTAGAACCAAGCTTCAAATAATGAGTAATAACTTGGGAAGATGCAGTGCCCTCAGAGAGTTGCTTTTCAGCCAGATCTATTGCAAGGGAGACCAACTGACTCTCTCTACCTTCATCTGAAATTGCGGGTGCCCGAGTTGGGCGTCGCTTAGCCATTTGACCTCCTTCCAATTAACCTACATGCAAATCAAATTCTTGACCAGTCCAAGTGTGCAACGTATCGCCAGTCGGGAGTGGACCAAGAAGAATAAGCCCTTGGAGGTCCGCCATGAACAATTCTCGCTCCGGAGCTTTCAATGTCTTGTATTGCTCGTATTCTGCCTCAGTTCTAACCCATGAAATAGTATGACCAAGACCATTGCCGTCGATCATACCGACGAACTTAGCATTGGCTCGCTGATTCTCTGGAATAGAATTATCTCTCTTGATAGCAATACGATATAGCACGTCATCTCCTCCTTGTACGGGTGGTAAACCGCCAGCCATTCGACCAGCTACACCATTACGAAAGCCTGACATTAGCCATTCATATGGACCAGTGTATGGAAAGCCAGGAGTAGGAGTATTACCACCCCAAGGATCAATTTTACGTGTTGGAGCCCACTCAAAATGTGCGATGTCATCACTAGGTTGAAGTGCATAGGCTTTATCCATGGCTGCTACACCAATTTCATAAGACTCAACCATGTCTGGAGACCAATTTTCACCAACGCCGCTGTTCTGAGCTTCGATTCCAATCGATCTGCTGTTCGCTGAATCTAAAGGCACCTGTCCTTTAGAGGTATTCCATGGCCCACCCTTACCAGCATGGTTAGAAGCACCTCCAGCATGAACGCCCCACTGTCCTTGACGACCAAGAAGGCAATTAGCTACTGGTGCGTCTTGATGACCTGCGGCACAATACGACCAATCATTTTGAAATGATGTAGTTGGTGGTGAAGCAGTATGATGAACAACAACTAACATGGGTCCTGGTGAATTATAACCTCCAGTGGAGCGAGAATTATGCTCCCATCCACCCCATTCTTGAACATCCAAACCTTCTGCTCTAAGAATATCAGCAAGATTCGGAAGAGAAACTCCATCCATATATAAACTACCCATCAATCCTCCTCATCATCTGCATCGTGACCAGGCGAATCATATCGACGTAAATATGACCACGAAATCCATGTTGCTGTAGAAATAGCTGATAAACCCAACGCAAGAATAATATCAGTAAAATAATTCAATAATTCTGCATCAGACTTAACGTTATCAATAAACATTAAACCATATCCAAGTATAGTTAACGCTATAAATACCCCCGTCCATTCTTTACCACGTGGCGCGGCCACATTAAATCGGTTCCTTCTGCCACTCTCGAGTCAGTTTGTCAATAATATGAGCAAATACATAAACCATAAGAACACGAACCTGCTCAGGCTCATCTTCAAATCGAGCAGCTCTTTCTTCATTCGGAGCAAGCTCATGACGCTTGCGGTAGAAGTAACGAACTAACGCTTCGGGATCCGGTGGCTCAGTATCTACAACATCAGCATCTTCGATATCTCCGAAATCACTCATGCTTCTGGCTCCGGAGGCGGCGGATCATAAGGCCAATGCGCACCGATAGCTGATGTCAAAGCGGCATCAGTAATAATATCGCTATCATGACCAGGAGCCCCACGACCAGCTTGAAGCGCAGCCTCATAAGCAGCCTCAGTATCTACTGCAATTGGATACATCAGTGGTGTGACATCAACCGTTCCAGCTGAGAGATTCTTTCCGTATGTGCTATCAGCCTTGTTCTCATCGAACAGCAATTCCTTATGGGCCATTGCCAAAACCCTATCACGAAGTTCTTGATCGGTGGCAGCACGATTAATAGATGCAGCACTCATTGTGGATACCCCCTAATGTCGGCCAATTCTTGGCGTACTCCTTGCAATTCATCAGATAGTTCTCTTACAGCCTGCCAAAGTACACCAATAAGACCACTCAAGTCTATACCGGGGCCATGATCTGGTGTATGACTTACCAACTCTGGTGCTGATTCTTCAACTTCTTCAGCAATCAAACCAAATCGATAATTGGGTTCAACTACTACTGGCTTTCGAGCAACTCCATCTGGCGTTGGTGCTAAAATATTCGCAGCCATTTCATGCTGAAGATCTCTATATCGAACTGGAACTACTTGCTTAATAATATCCATCGCAACATATCGACAATCGGAACCAAAACGTTGAAGCTCAGATTTAAATCTTCTACCACTACTAATAGTAAACGCTGATGCATATGACTTGATATAACCTGAATTAGCAGCATTTAGAAAACCAATATACGGCGTTCCATCATTGTGCAATTGAAAACATCCAATATTTCCAGTCACATTATTAATAAAACTCATACCGCATTCACCAGCACCACCAATTTTATTAAGTGTGAGTTGACGCTGATAATATTGGTTCCCATTTGGGAAAGCAAAGAGACTTACAGTTGGTCCAGCTCCAACGCCATATTGATTTCCAACACTTACACCAATTGTTGGAGACCCAAAACCACCACCAGCTTGAATTTCACTATACGTTGACGACCTTAGTAAAAGTGCTGTTCCTGCCGCAGCCTGAAGAATAGGTGTTTCTGTATACCATTGTGAGAATACACCGCCCGGTACAGTCAATGCACCAGCAATTGTAGCAGTAGTAGCAACCGCAAGAGAATTACATCCAAAACCACCATTAGAAGCAATATACGCCTCAGCCGCAAGACGATCGGCACCCTTGAAAAATCGAAGATAATTATCAGTAGCATCGGCTTCCAAATACCAATCGCCCAATCCAAACTCAACCTTGGTAGCCGCTGTTCGACGAAACATAGCAAGCTGATCAGTAACATTTCTACTAGAGAACAATTGCAATTTATCACCTAGCAATTGCCAAGAATATTGGTATGGATTCGGGTTAGTGCCGTTGTTTCCATCGCCACTACCAAACGTTAAAACTGGATATTGTGCGCCAACAACATCTCGAATGTTAATTAAATTAGTCACTACTGATGCTGTTTGAGGTGCTGAAGTCCACGCTGCATGTCCATCGGTAGACGAGGCCTTAACCAAGAGATCGTAGATCACTCCTCCTGGAGGAAGACCACCACCAGCTCCTCCAGACTCATCAACTCCAGGAACCCAAAGTGATTGCGCTCCATCATACTTCAGAACTTGACCATTAGTTGGAATGCCAGTAATCTTCACATCAGTGAGATCATCGAGCTTTGACGCTGGAGGGTCCGGCGGGTCTTGCCAGCTTGTGTCATAACTAACAACAGTATCTTTAGTAAGAACTTGACCAGGATCTCCCCCCGGAGGAATTCCAATACTACCTGTGCCGGGAGGACCAGCGTTTATTACAGCAACAGATCTTGTGGTAGGATTAACGACGATCTTTTGGGTACGAGAGAGGACGTTGATTTCACCACTCATTCAGTCACCGCCTCTCTGAACACAACCTCGAGGGGTCTATCGAAAACTGGAACTGGTTCAGATCCAGTGATTCTTTTAATATCCATGTATCCAGTAGTGTGAGTGATTAATGCTGTAATCGCATCATCTAATGTTAGAACTAACATTCCGTCAGTTCCACCATTCTCAAATCCAACAACCCAAGTAGCAATAAGAGTTGATTCTACGTTTGGTTCTGAACGAATTTCGCTAGTGATCGTATCACCAGAGACGTCAATACCTAGATCAACGCTGATAACATTGGTTCTGTTCTTGTGAACGACAACTTCGTTGCTCATTCTTCCTCCCGAATTGAAAACATTGTGCCAATATTCCCCCCGGGGAAAAAATATGG